AGGCCACATTTCGAAACCACGTCCGAAACCTGCCCCCAGAGATCACCCGGCCATCACCCCGCGCACACACTGCAATGGACCTGCACACCGCTAAGCCCTCAAAAGTTGGACAACGAAGCACATAACATGACGCATATAGACTTGGATTTAAAATGCTATATTGTTAGTTTGTGGTACTGGTTGCATATTTACATGTTGGATACCGAATATTAATAAATTAATCACTGATAAACTTTATCACCCATCTAGTTTATCAACCCTAATATTACTCGAGCTTACACCTTCGCCAGGACATCCCATCTCAGCGCATAACTCAGCCAATGCTTTGTGAGGAAAGCGTCTTGGACACGCCGAACAACATGGAATGGAATCTGCCCGTTCAACACTACTATCCCACGAATTGAAAGTATCGCCAAGATATGGTAACATGCATGTATGCTGATGAAGGTTATGGGTGATCGCGGGCTCTACAGCTCCACATGGCATTATCAATCCTCTATTCGTCACAGCAAATGGCTGTTTCCATGTACAGCTAAGAGAAAACGAGTGCTTGAGCAAATCTTCAACTCTCAATCCTGGACATTCCATCACAACATCTTCCGACTCTTGATCACTAGGAATTCTTGGAACATCTTTCTGATAGTCGGTTCCGGTAACGCTCGGCCACATCGAAGATATCGTGCTCATATCCAGATTCCCTCTTGTTTCAAGAACTCTATCTAAAACAATGTGTCTTATTGGCACGTGACACAGAGGATGTCGTTTCTTCTCTTTCTTGGGTTTCTTATCCCATATCGCCTTTGCTCTCTCGAAAATACCAGTATTGCGGAAGCTTTTGGTCATCTGTTGCTTGACGATTGTTCTAAGTGCTACCATCTTCGGACCCATCATATCTTCATTAAAATAGGTAGCAAAAATGTCGCTGGTGGTCCACACATCTTCATTATGGTCATAAACTATGAAGGGCCTGCCAGGAATATTACAATTGGCGGTCTCACAAATCATAATAATGCTCTTGACTCTACAATTAATGTGAGAGAAACATTCATAAGTAGGAATGATAACATTCTTACACCATACAATCTCAGTACAGACGACATTTCCCAGTCCAGTTCCGTTAATGATTCCACCAGGTAGAAAAGTCGCCGTCTTATAACCAATTGATGATAACCCTTTCTTTGAATAGTTCATCACTTGCATCGAGTACCAATGCCTCAGTCCTGTCATCTTAATTTGTTCTGGTTTCACAGATATAGTAATCTTTTCAGCTAACGAAGCTCCCTCTACCAACCATTCGTTTCGGTTCTTTTCAACATTCGTTGGCATCTTCGTCTTCAATAAAGTTCCTCTGGCTTTCTCAGATGTCACAAATGCTGCTTTTGTTGGACGAAAGTTTGCCGGAACAGAAATGTTAACAGGCTGGATTCCATTTCGTAAATCCTCACATATTTGAGCTGAAGTTTTCTCTGCTTCGATTTTTGATATGATCTCCTTCTTTTCAGCCATTAGCCTTTTGTACGAGCCATCATTCATAGCAGCTGCGTCTGTGCTCACATTATCCAATCCTTTGATCAAATAATCTTGCCATAATATTTCTTCAATGGTGATGTTTCCAATAGGTCTTCCCCTCGTCTTGACTCCGCTTGGTTTAATGCCGTCTGATGATAGAGTGATTTCTGGAGCATATGCGTAAATTTGACAAAAGTCATTCTCAGGAGAAGAAGGTCTGGTTGGTAACTCTGAAAATGGGTACATCACACGTTTGAACATTGACACCAGCCCCAACTCAGTACAGTTCACCCTGGCATATTTATTCACTCCACCTACACTGGTTGTGAAAGACCCAATGACGTAAGTTCTTTGATTATTTGGATTTGATCGAAATAGATAATATTCTCCTCCCCTCTGGCTTATCAGCACGATATTCACCTTGTAAAACATGCAAACAAATGCGCAAACGTAAGCCTCACTCGCAGTTAATGATGCCAATTCGAAATCAAAGCCATACCCGAGAGCTTTCTCTAAGATCAGATCTCTGTATTCTTTCGCTCGAATTCCCAAACATGATAAGACGTCACGGAAGTAGGGCTCAGCTGATCCAGATGTTGGAAGACCGCTCACTATCATCGCATGGGCTCCACAATCGCGCAGAAATTTCTCACTTACTAGACTTGGATGATACACCAACCAGGCAACCATATTACCAAACTCTGCCGCTCTCCTATCCTCTTCAACTGCTTCATACCACGAAGTTCCTGCGGGGATCGGGTTAAGCTCATTCCAATTTGCTGTAAACACGTCCGCGTTGGCTGCAATTGTAAAGTTCGCCATATTCCGTGGTTATTGAAGAAATTAATTGAGAATGGTTGGAGGGTAGGTTGATGGTTATATGATTTGCTGATAACAACTCTTGAGTCTTAGTTTAGGGATTCCATATTAGTGTGATTGTGTCTGAAG